TAGCACAGACAATGAATGGTACATTACTGGAGTCCAACTAGAAGTAGGCTCACAAGCAACACCATTTGAGCATAGGTCATTTGGGGAAGAACTAGAACTTTGTAAAAGATATTTTGAATTAATCAATGGTGGTATATTAGTAGGCACAACTACAGATACAACAAGTGTTCAAGGGGATTTAAGATATTCTGTAAGCAAAAGAGCAGGAGCTACTATAGCTTTAAAAAATACAGTTTATGCCAATGATGGTGCGACACAAGTAACTGTTAGTGGAGTTTCAAGTTCTAAAGATTTTACGAGTGGTTGTCTTTTAGATTTAACTACTGGTAGTTTAACTAATAATGAAGCTATCTTTGTGTATGCTAATAGTGAAGCCGATGGTATCACAGCAGATGCAGAACTGTAGAGGATAATATGAATATTACAAAAGCTAAATATTTTAAAGACTTTGATGAAAATAACGTAAGTATAAATGCTACTATAGACGGACAGGATATGTCTGTTCCAATGGACACAGCTAACAGACACTACCAAGCAATCCAAGAATGGGTAGCTGAAGGCAACACAATACAAGAAGCAGACTAATCATGGAAATTGACGCAATGTTATTTTGGAACATAATCCTGACTATGGTCGTTGTGCCATTCGGTTGGGCATTTAACAAGATGTTCCAAGAGGTCAAGCGTATACAGATACTCCTTAACAAGACACGAGAAGAGTATGCACGTAAAGATGACGTTAAGGATGATGTCCACGAGATAATGGATGCGATGAGAAGATTAGAAGATAAGTTAGACAAGATATTGATGGGAACTAAATAATGGCAATATTCAAAGGCTTTAAACCACAAGCAATGCAAAAGATAGCAGGTAGACTTGGATATACGGGTTCTATGGCAGACTTTGATAATTATCTTGAACAAAATCCTGAAAAGAAAAGACAAATGATTGTCTTCCAAGAAGCTGCAAAAGAGATGGCTCGTGGTGGTGTTGTTAAGATGCAAGAGGGTGGTACACCTGAACCCAATCCTATTGAAACACCTGCACCTACTGAAGCACCTGCCTCAGACGCAGGTAACATAGGTGAAGTATCTGTGGACAGAATGTTTAATCCAACATTACCCACAGGTGGAACTGTTACACCTTTTGGTGTGCCTACTGAACAAGGTCAAATGGTGTCACCTGTTGCAGGACAAGTGTCAGGCACAGTTTCTGTTCCTACTGCAATGGGAACAACTACTATGGCGAATCAACCTGTTGCAGGACAAGCCAATCTTATGGATGCTCAAAGTGTAGCAGAGCAAGTAAACACTTCTTTAGACACACTTCAAGCTGCTCAAACTGATCCTGCAGACCCACGTTCACAAATTCTTGCAGCACAACAAACTGCATCAAGTGTGGGTAACTTATCATCTGCTCAAGGTAATGCTATCTTGATGACTAATCCTGTGCAAAGACAAATTCAGGATGGTGAGTTAATTGATACAACTGCTAATGCAGAGAAAGCAAAAGTATTTACTGAACAAGTTGAAGCAGCAACTGCGACTCCTAGTGACCAAGCTACTGTTCAAGGTCAACTTGCAAGTTTAACTGCAAACTTTGATGCCACTAATCCACCTGCATGGGCAGCAGGAGCAATTAGAGGTGTTAATGCAGTAATGCAACAAAGAGGTCTTGGTGCTTCTAGTATTGCAGGACAGGCACTTATACAAGCTGCGATGGAGTCTGCCTTACCAATAGCACAGGCAGATGCTAGAACTGTAGCCACCTTTGAAGCACAAAATTTATCTAATAGACAACAACGTGCCATGTTAGCTGCACAACAAAGAGCACAGTTTATAGGATTAGAATTTGACCAAGCCTTTCAAGCAAGAGTGCAGAACTCTGCAAAGATAGCAGACATAGCAAATAGAAACTTCACTGCAGATCAACAGATAAATTTAGAAAATAGTAAGATAGCCAATACAGTTAATTTAAGTAATCTATCTAATTCACAAGCACTAATTATGGCAGAGGCATCTGCTTTAGCTCAACTAGATGCATCTAATTTAAATGCTAGACAACAAGCTGCAGTGCAAAATGCTCAGAACTTTTTACAGACAGATATGGCTAATCTATCTAATTTACAACAAACTAATTTATTTAAAGCTCAACAAAGAGCACAATCTCTGTTTACAGATCAAGCTGCCGAAAATGCTAGTAGGCAGTTTAATGCATCTAGTCAAAATCAAGTGGATCAGTTCTTTGCTAATCTAGGAACGCAAGTAGCACAGTTTAATGCTACACAAGCAAATGCACAAGCACAGTTTAATGCAGGTCAGGCAAACACAGTAGAGAGATTTAACGCAGAACTTAACAATCAACGAGATCAGTTTAACGCTCAGAATCAACTTGTTATATCTCAGAACAACGCACAGTGGAGAAGACAGATAGCTACTGCAGATACTGCAGCAGTTAATCGTGCAAATGAGTTAAATGCAAATGCGTTGTTAAGTATGTCCAAAGAGTCATATGATAATTTATGGCAATATTATGCAGATACTATGGAATGGGCATGGACAAGTGCAGAAGGTGAATTAGATAGAATAAATAAACTTGCCACTGCTAATATTAATGCAGATGCCATGACGAAGGCAAGTGAGATGACAGCAGATGCCAAGGCAGCATCAGGTCTTGGTAGCTTAATAGGTTCTGTACTAGGTGCAGGAGTAAACACTGTTGCAGGAAGGTTATTTACTTAATGCAGTCAACAATAGACACAAATAGAAAATCTTGGTTTATCACTGATAAAAACATAAAAATGTATCAACAAAACAATGTAGCCAAACCATCTCAATCTGAAGGAAAAGGATTACTGAAGAGACAAAGCCGAGTTGTTAGTACACCTGATTTAGATATAAGTTCTAAGTATGTAATGGCTATAAGAGAGGCTTTTGAAAAGAACAAAGGTATAGAAGAAGATGTCAATCAAAACTGAACCTGAATTAGATGCTCCAATAGCAGGTATGGCACTAACACATGAGTTAGGAGCTAGACCTTGGCAAAGTCCACCTCAGTTTCCTACATTAGAGGAAGCTGCAGACTTTTATTTAACTAGAATAGGAGATGATAAATTAATGTATAATGTTTTATCTGTGGTAGAAAGTGGTGTAGCTATACCCACTATAGCAGAAACATTAACATTAGGTGGTGTCATGGAAGGCAAACACACTATAGACACTGCAGTTTTAGTAAATCCTATAATAACTGAATACATAAAAGGTTTAGCAGACACTGCAGGTATAGAATATACTATGGATGCCCAAGAAAGTTACATAGACATGGATGTAACTGAAGCTGATTTAAATAGAGTAGAACAAGATTTACTAAAAGATGGTATGTTAACTAGAGATGTTGTTGAAGACTTAAAAGAAGATGTAACTCAAGATATTCCTAAGATGGGACTTATGTCTAGAAAACCTGTGGAGGAGGAAGTAGAATGAGTATATTTGGTTCATTAGGAAATATAAGAGGAGCTTTTATAGCAGCAGGAACTGCAGCAGAGAAAATAGAGGCTTTAGAAAAAGAAAGACAAGATAAAATATATGATGGATTTAAGTCATGGGTTGATAAAACTGTGCCTAGAGCAGGTGATTACAAAACTAAAGCAACAATATTAAGAAGGAAATTATCAGATCAATTAGAACAAGTCATAGATAAATATTTTGTTGATACAAAGTTAAATGATAGTCAAAAAGTAGCAGGAGCTAGAGCTTTATTAAAAGATCATGGTAACAAAATAGAAAACATAGACAAAGCATATGAGCAGAGCAGTGCTTTAAGTCAAATAGTGTATAATCAAGCTAGTGATGCATATAAAAAACAAAACAAATTTAAACCATTAACTACGGGTGCATTTGTAAATAGCAGATTAGCAAATCTAAGTAACCTAAAAACAAAAGAAACTGTAGATGATGCTGCTCTATTTACGACACGTACAAACTTAGGTGACTTTAATGAAAGTCCTGAAGGTATAATAAAAGCATTAAGTATATATGATGGCTCTAATATTTTCCGTACAGGTTTTGATGAAGCACATTTAAGAAATGTAGCCACTGAATCTCTACCTTCAGGTATGGATGAATTTAGAGGTCCTATGCCTGAACTTGCAAGAGTTGAAAGAGTAAAAACAATTAGCACTCTTGAGGCAATGAAAGAAGTACAAGCATATGAATTGAATGAAGCTAAGTTAGGTAAATATATTTCTGATATTCAAAAAAATAATGGCTTAGAACCATATAAGTGGAAAGTATCAGATTGGAGAAACAACTATAAGACTGTTATAGCTGATGCAGTAAATAAAACTGATTTTAACTTTGGTGCAATATCTTTTGCTCAAGATGGTAGCGTCTTATTACCTATGGGTCAAGGTGCAGAAAAAGCAGGTTATGAAGCAGCTAAACAAAAAGTATTAAATAGTAGTTTTGCTAACTTTGTAAAAGGTGCTATAAGTGCAAAGCAACAAGATAGTGCTCAATTTTTAGCCACTGCAATACCTCTTGCTAACAATGTAAGTGCTGTTGACGTGCCTATAATTAATCCAGACTTACCTCGTACTGCAGACAATATTGACTATTCAAAATTATTGAGTGGTCATGTATATAAATTTGGTGGTTCAAAAGGTATTTATATGAGAACTAATCCTAATGCTGAAAATGCAAAAGATCAAGGTGTTTTCAGTATAATACCAAGGTAAATAAAATGAGTACAGTTTCAGCAGAAACCTTTTTTAGTGAAGACACTGAAAAAGATGATTCCATAAAAGTTGCGTCTAACACTATGTCTACAGATGAGTTTTTTAGTGGTAAAAAAAAATCAGATGTAAGCAGTGTTACACAACAAGGAGATTCTAATGTAATTAGTGCAGAAGATTTTTTTAATCAAAAAGATACAACACAAACAGTTGTAACTGAAGAAAAAGATCCTGTAATATTACCTGCATTTAAACCTAAGATGACTCAAATTCAATTAATAGACATGTACTCAAAAGAGTATCCTGACTTTTTTGAAGATGGTAAATTAATTGATAAGATAGGTGCAGAGGAAGCAGGTATTGTTGCAGAAGTAACTACAACAGAAGATGGAGCTCCTCTTGCTCCTGAACTATATTCCCTACGTTACAGAACTAAAGATGAACTAGAAAAGTTTAAAGAGAATGTAACGAAATCAAAACTCCCCTTACGTTTTAAAAATTATGTGCCTGTTGAAGAACAGACAAAAAATATGCTCAAGGAAGATTTGTCAAATAGACCTTTCTTTAAGACCTATATAAATACCTTTGGTGAAACAGGTCTTGATGCCATAGGTTATTTTATGAATGCATTTAATTATGTAAGAGGAGCAACTGCAGATGCATATCAAACTGTTCACGAAACTATTGATGAGTTGACAGATGGTGGTGCAACTAAGGCTATAAATATGGATGCAAAGACTGCTGCGAAAAGATTTACAGGTGACGTTGGTGCTGCCCTTGAGGTATCTGAGGCTGCCCCTTTCGTTAAACTAGCTGCCACAGTTAAAACTGCAAGAAAGGCTGCAGATGAAATAGCTAATGCAGAGATTAAAAAACAAAAGAAAATATTAAAAACTGCTACTGTAGCACAGGCATTACACGATAGAAGATTTAACACAACAAAAATAAAACAGGCAACTTATACTGCAGAAGCTAAAGCAAAGCAAAAAGCTAAAGAGTTAGCAGACAAAAACTTAAAAATAAAAGAAAATCTAATTAAAGCATTTGAACAAAAGATAGGTGCTAGAAGCACAGGAAATATAGACGATATAATTGATTCAGATAAATTAATCTCTAAAATGGCTTTTGGTAGATTAACATTAGATCCTGCAAAAGCTAGAGTTGTAGGTAGAAATCAAGCTAAAGAAATAAATGACCCTGCATACAAAGATTACGTAGATCAGTTAGAATTATTTGGTGTAAAAGAAAATCCTTTAGTTAATCCTATTTTAAACGAGGATTTTTTAGACCCATTAGTTGCAGTTGTTCATGATTTAAGTAAGAAAAATCCTAATGCTTTTGGTAAAGGTAAAACTTTAATTGATGATTTATTTAAACTTACAGTTAATAAAGAATTACAGGCAAGTTCTGAGTTAACTGATTTATTAGTTAAGTATAACTTACCTTATGAAAAGTATATAATGTCAGTTATTGGAGCAGGATCACAGGCAGGTACTATACTTCAAAAGTTTTCACAAATGAAAAAGGCACAAAGAGTTGGTGAAAGATTAACTAATGCAAAAGAAATGAAAAAGGTTAATGAAAAGCCTTTGGCTTGGAAGTTCTTTTTAAGATTTCTTAATATAGGTAGAGGTGCTATGGTTTCCCAACTAGCAACAATGGTTCGTAACGTAAGATCTGCTTTGTATCGCTCTCCTATGGAGGGACTTGGAAATGTTTTAGATAATGCCATGTATCATATGGGAGAGGGTTCTTTTCTAAAGGGTGCTTCTCAACTCGTAAGTCCTAAAAATTGGAAGAATAGTTTTATGCACATGCGTTATTTGTATGATGATATGGGCGATTTTAGAGAGTTTTCAGATTTTTTATTAGACAGACCTGAATTTGTAGACGAATATAATAGATTATATAATACTTTAAATGAAATACAAAAAGTAACAGGCAGAGGTGAGGCTACTAGTCGCTTTGGTAAAGTCATGGACTTTTTATTGAGTGAAGGTGAAGACTTTGTTACTGCACTAAACATACCTAATAGATGGCAAGAGCATATAATTAGAACGTCTTACTTTAATTCTACCTTAGAAAGATTAGTAAAACAAGAATATGGTTTAGATTTAATTAAAGAATTAAAAAGAGGTAAACTTAATGACTTTATACAAAACTCAAGCTCTGTAGTGCCTAAAAAAGCTAGAAAATTTGAAGAGTTAATTACTGATTCAGTAGAAAATGCATTAAGAAATACTTATGCTGCTCAACCTGAACTTAGTGGTTTTAGATGGTTAAGTAATGGTATTGCAAAATCAGGTTTAACTGTTCTTGTAGCCTTTCCAAGATTTTTATTTAGCTCTATTGAACTTATGGGTAAATATTCAGGTGGAGCTTTAGCAGTTCCAATTAGAAGAATGCTAAATCCTAGTCGTGCTTTTTCAAAATTAGATGCAACAGATAGAGATTTAGTAAGTAAAAACTTAGTCGGATTAGGTGCTCTATATGGTATGATGGAATATGATAAGAGCCAATACTCTGCAACAGATTATAGAAAAATAAAAATGGGAGATGGAAAAGAGATTGATTCAACACCTGAATTTCCTGTTAGACAATTTAGATATCTATCTAGACTTGGTAATGAATTTTTAAAAGGTTGGAGTATGAAAGCACCATCAGGTAAAGAGCCTTTTACTGATGAAGAAAGAATAAAAAATGGTGTTGATTATTTAAGAACAACTAATCTGCTAGATACCAAAGAAGTCATGGAAACTTTTCTTGGTCAAAATCTTAGATTTGGAAGAGAGTTCACAGTTATAGAAGATTATGCTAGTTTATTTGCAGATTCAGATTTAACTATAGGAGAAAAGTTAGGTAAAGGTTCAGGTGGAGCAATAGGAAACTTTGCTCAAAGATATTTTGTACCCTATGGAATGGTTATTGATGCCGAAAGAGCATTAGGTCTCAGAACAGATATGACAAAAGAAACTGCAGAAGAAACAGACTTAACTTTTGGTGGAGCTTTTACTAAAGCATTTACTAGACCTTTTAGAAGAAGAGGTATAATGTCACCTGTAGATGAAGCACAACTAAATGATAAAGTATATGCTTTTGATCCTGATGGTAAGAGAAGAATAAATCCGGGTATGAAACTAACTCTAGGTTTATCTTTTTATGAAGAAGATCCCCCACCAACAGATGTGTTTAAACAATTTGGATTTGATACTTTTCAGTTATCTTCAAAGGCAGGTTCTGTATTTGTAAGAGATAGGCAAAACAAACTACTGCAAATAGCTATACCTATAATAGCAGAGCAAGTAAAATCTAAGGTAGCTAATAATGAAAATTTGCCTGATGATGATCCTAATAAAATGAATAGAATAACTATTAGAAAAACTATTAGAGATTATATAAAAGATAATATAGATGGTGCTAAACAATACTTTGGTGATCTTAAATATTTTTATCCAATAAGAAAAGATTTAACAAAAGAAGAGAAGCAGTTTGAAGTAGCTATGGGTTTGTTTGAACAACAAATAACTTCGTTTAGAAGACAACCACCTCTATTTAGAACGAGAGCACTTAAAAACTTTGAAGATCTTTTTGATAGAGATGTTGTGGTAACACCTACGTATCCTGAAGATATACTAGATGATGATGGTAATATATTACATAAAAAAGGCACTACTAATATGGATATAAGAACTCTATTAAAACTAGGACAATCTAAAGATCAAAATATATTTAAAAAAAGATCTAGGTAAATAAAGAACGCATGATACCCATGGCTAACGAAGCACATGCTACCCCATTCACTGTAAGCAATGCTCTATCATGCCATAGGTATGCCATGCCTGTCAGTAGTCCTGTGCCTATACAGGATGCTACTAAATCATAAAAAGGTAAAACACCTGCAGACCTGCAGATGATACCTGACATAATCAAGAGTGAACCTGACCATTTCAGATACCATGACAAGTCATGTACAGGTGTAACCTTATTAACGAGTGTCTCCTGAACCTTGTAACTTTCCTCTTTGTTTTCTGTCATTAAGTTTCTCCAAATTGTTTTCCATTATCTTTCCAAGACTGACACCCACTTCAGATGCTAACATGGCACAATACCACAATACATCTCCAACTTCAGATGCTACATCTGACTCTGTTCCGTCACGAATAAGTTTCTTTACCTTACCTGCAACTTCACCTGCTTCGCTAACAAGACCAAGTGAAAGGTAGGGTAGTGCTTCCTTCTTTGGATATATTGAAGTTTCCCTTGCCTTTCTTTGATACTCATCTGCAGTCATCATACTCTTGTTATGCAACTGCATGAACTTCTTGGCTTCTTCTTCTAGCTTCTTCACGTTTTACCCTCTCCAAATTTTTAAAATATGCAAAGTTATATCCTCTTTGCCATTCCCTATGTTGCATTGTATTTGGGTTGTAGGGACTTACTGTAGCTATTATTTTATTTTTATTAACAGTCTGTATATACTGTTTACCTTTGAATGCATTTACCCCACGCTCAAACTGAATACGTAGGGGTGCATCATATTTACTTAGATTTGGATTCCTTTTTTTCTTCTGTCTCATCAGGCTTTCTCCTTTCTAAATATTTCATTATCATTGATAGTCTATCATCATACTTACCAATCTCTCCTACCTCTTTATCCATAGCTTCTATGATATCAGAGTGTTCTCCAATACCTGTAGATCTACTTAAATAGATTTCAACATTGGCAATATGTTTGTTAATGTGTCCTACATAATAGGACTTCAAAGCCGATAATAACATCTCTCTCATTTTAGTCTCCTTTCTTTATTTTGCTTCTATGTCTACGATCTCACAAGCACCTGCAGTACAAGCAAGTTCTTTGCTTCCACTTGTAGTATCTTCTTTCTCGTAATCTCTTAACTTGCTCCAATCTATAGCAGTTGGCATGATCGCTGTCAACTTCTCATATTCTTCTTCATCTATGTCTTGATAAGGAGCTTGTTTGTATGTATGCTCACTAAAAGGTAAAAAGGATATACCTGATACCTCGTCAAAGTTATCATACACCCATGAGCCAACTCTCATCCACTCATGTTCTTTTACAGATATAGTTACAGATGGTTTATGCTCACACCAATATCTTTGGAACAATAACCAATAATCTAACTGTTCTATTGCAGACATCTCAGTTCTAGTGATAGCACCTGTAGGTGACTTCATAGGAAAGCTAAACACAGTTGTGCTATCAGGCTTCATGACATCAGGCTCTGCAGGTATTCCTGCTTCTTTCATGAACTGTGTTATAGGGTCTTTGTTGTCACCACGTACAGTTCTAACATAGAAAGGATTATGTCTTGCATGTATTCCTGATGCACTGTCAACTAATTGGCTAACTGTGCCACTAGGTTTGATACATGTTATAGCAGTTGACTGTGGTATGCCTAAGTCTTTAGCAATCTTCTTGTTAGTTTCTACTGCAACTTCTCTTAATATTTGCAAGTTAACATTCAAATCACCATTATTAGGAGACAAAACAGGACAATCAAGAATACCTGTTAAAGATACCCCTAGTAGTCTTTCTTGCTCTGTGTTTTCTTTCCACACTTTTCTTAGATATTTAAACCTTGTAAGTGTAGATTGGAACGTACCAAGAATAGTAGACAATCTAACTTTATCTTTTAGTGTTTCTAATGTATCTGTTTCTCTGCATACAACCTCTGTAAGATTACAAAACTGATAAGGTCTAAGTATAATCTCACTACATGGATTACATCCAAACTCATGGTCAGTTTCTCGTCTACCATTCTCTGATGCTTTTACTTTAGCAGACTGACGATTAAAGATACCACGTTCACCTGACTTTGATTCATACAAAGCAGTCCACTCTCTCATGAATGTACCCATCTCAGGCTTACCTTTAAATGCGACAGAGTTGTTGGCAAGTGCTCTTTGTCCTTCATTCTCCCACCATTGACCTGACTTAGCGTGTCTCATTTGATCATCACCTAAGTTAGACAAAGATATAAGAGCAGAACGTCTGACACCACCAACAACTACAACTTCTCCTATCTTACACATGAGATCATGACACTCAATAGGAAATAGTCTTCTGCCTTTTGCTCCTGTAAACTTTTCAATACAAAACTGAAATAACTCTTCCAAAGGAGCAGGACCTGATGCTCTACCACCAAAAGTCTTTAGTCTAGCACCTGCAGGTCTAACCTGTGAAGTGTCCCAAGTTGGGACTTGTCCAACATATAACATAGCTATGAGTTCTCGTAAGGCTCTTGCCCAACCTTGTCTGCTATCATCTACTTTGATTGTTGTAGTGCTATTCTCAAAGTGTTCATTTACTACAGGTAACTTGTCAACATTTTCTCGTTCAACAGAGAAGCCAACACCTGTGCCACACATGAGAATGTACATACACTCATCAAAACTACGTGGACTATCCACAGGTATGTAACTGCAGTTGTAACCTGCTACATGACATCTATCTAAAGCTACACCTGATGTCATCAAAGCTCTCATGCTAGGCATAATACCTAAAGACATGATAGCATTTGACAACTTCTCTTGTAATGCTTTTGTAATCGTATAGTTATGATTCTTTTTAAGATGGTCACTCATGTAGTCAAAGTATCTGTCTACAGTTTCAACCCATGTCTCTCTTCTTTGCTCGTCTTCTTTCCATCTAGCATATCTAGAGAGAGCAATAAAATTCTGATAATCAGTTGGTAAATAGTTTTGCATTTAAATCTCCTCGCTTACTGCTCTTATGTGCTTTATCTTTATGCCTGATATATCGTGTATATAATCTTGCACATAGTCTTGTATCTCCTCTTCTACTCTACCATCTGCAGGAACAGGGTATTCTTCAGGATCAACTTCTAATGTCATCATAATTTTAACTTTTATCTTCATCTTCAACAACATCTATTAATTCATTGAGATACCATTGTGCTTTATATAAATCTTCTACACCATTCTTGTACCTGTATCTCCAAAGGTACTTCATTATATTACCCTGTAAGTAATATTCAAAACCTTCATTAGTCATTGCTTTTATAGCTTGTATAGTTTCTATACCTGCTTTGTTATAATGTGGTGGATGATTAACCATATCCATAGTTTGTTTATGATCTGATTGTTCTTCTGCTTGTTTTTTTACACCTGACAAATATTTCACTTTTTGCTCCTTTGATTTTTCTTCTAGTTCTTTAAATTTGTTTTTCATATATTCTAAATGCCTCATCATTTACGCTCTATTGTACGCTCAAAATTAACTTTTATCACGTTATCAGTTACATTGTCAATAGGTAGAGGCTCTTTGAAATCTTTTACTTCAGGTGTGTTTAAAAATTCTTCAACTGCGTTTCTTACCTTTTCACTATCTTCCATCATTGTGATACCTGCACATACCATCTGACAAAGATGTTGCAAACCCCAAAAGCTATCATCATCTATGTTTGCTCGTCTAGCTTGTATGGCAAGTTGATATTTACCATCCCACCGACCCTTTTCATCAATAGATGGTATTACTTCTATAAAAAAATGATTTCCTCTGTTATTATATTGTTTCATATTATCTCCTTATTTTTTTGCCTACAAACTTTATAAAATTTAGGTGTTTGTTTTTACCTTTTTCTTTTAGCCAATCTTCAGGTATTATTCTATCGTAGTATCTAAAATTATGTTTTAAACACCATTGACCATAAGAAGTTTTAGAACCCTTATATAACTTAACTCTGCTATTTGTAAACACAAATCTAATATCTAATTTAGGATGTTGCTTTTGTATTGCCAAATGTTTACGTCTATCAGAAGCTAGAAACCTTCCTTTTGTTTCTATAATCAAACCATTGTCTAAGACGAAGTCAGGGGTATAGGTGCGATAGGCTAAGTCTTCCCATTCTATCTTAATAGATTCATAAGAAAATTTAAACTTATTCTCTTTCAGGTAAATGGATAGCTTGTGCTCTAATCCACTCCTATACCCATGCTTGATAGCATTTCTACGTTCTCTATGTGGAGACACTAGAGTAGTCTTCTCCAACCTGTGAACGGATTGAACTCATAAGAATCATGAGAATAAGTAACACCAAGAGCTTTCATCTCTTCTTTTACTGCTTCGTCTGCTAACTTCTTAGCTTCCATAGCTTCTCTTAAACCTTTGGTTCTCATATCACGTAGAGTTTTCTTAGCTTCTGCTAATTCTTTCTCCATCGTTTCAATGTCCTTGTTAAGTTCTTCTATCTTTTTTGCATCTGTAGTCATTATTTTATGCTCCATATTTTCTTTGCTTCTTCTTTCATCTTACCATTCCACATCCATGAATCTAGGTTAGGATAAACAAAAGAAGCTAACTCATGCTTATCATCACTGATAGACAAAAACCTCTGTATACTATAGGCAACTTTCTCAAGTTGTTTCTTGTAAGAGGTTAAGTTTTTAAGTGTGAATGTTTTATGCTCTTTAGGTGTAGCAAAAAACAAGTCAACACTATTCTTTGGGTATGCCATAGAATATAATGCCATCTGTCTCTTCTGTGCTTCTGTTGGTTGTGATGGCATTCTAGTAGATGTTTTCAAGTCTACTATTTTATCTTTAAATCTAAAGTCTATGTAACCCATTATTGGCACAGGTAGATCGTCTAACTGCACCTCAACTTTTTCTTGATAGTCTTCTAAATCTTCATACTTGAAGTTTTCATCAATTATGTTTCCAAAGTTCTTTAACAAGCTCCTTTCTTTTTCTGTTTTCTTGTCTCCTAAATCAATCATAGATTCAGTACACAATGTCATGAACTTCATATCTAACATGTTGTAATCAAACTTGCCTTCCTTATATTTATTAGCAAGTACAAACTCTGATGCAATACCTCTTACTGCACCTGCACCACTTGGCGATTTAACTTTAAACAAATACCTAGCAACCCACATAGGTGGGTCACTAATGTATGTATTTATACTACTAGGCGATAGATAGTTAATACCATGTGCTTTGAAAGCATTATTACTTAGCATCGCTATCCATTTCTACATCAATGAAGTCTTCAACAGTTTCCATATCTTCTTCAGATACTTCATCTTGTTTCTCAGAGACTCTAGTGTCCCATGCAGAAACTATTCCATCATTGTATGATTTTACCCAATCAAGAAAGTCACCAAATACTTTATGATCTTCTTCCGTTATCTCAATCTTCTTGGATGTATCTAACTGAACTATTGGTGTATAAAAACTACCACCATTGTTTAGTTTGTTCTCCTTAGTGCCTTCTAACTTTATAACATGTTGAAGAGGCAAGGCTTCCATCTTAGCAAATCTAGAAAATACATCTCCTATTGCTTTATAGGCATCCCTATTGTCTATCTCCCATATTACAGGAAATTGAGATAAGTCTTCAATTTCATTGCCATCAATACCTTTCACAGGATCAATCATCTTTACAAGACCAAAAACAACTCTGTTTCTTTTTATTTCTTTTATTAACTTTTTAGTGTCTTCAGGTAATGCTTGAAAGTCTTTTACATAACCTGCAGGTTTACCACAGTTAAAAGTACCATCGTTGTCTTTTAAATCAATGTTTAGTGTATCAGACATAATTGTCTTTACATAACCACCCTGCTTTTCTCCATCTTTTGCATTGCGATTCTGCTTAAACTTCTTGTACATGAATCTCTGTAAGAAAGGTCTGAACTCTACCTTCTCAGAGAAATAAAAAGTGCTAGGGTCACCCGGTATTTCTAATCTATACATACCACCCTCAACGACTTCCATCTTAACAGATTTACCATTAGCTTGACCCATACCCATGGTAGGATTATGCCAAATTCTAAATCTATTTAAGACATTAGTTTTCTTCTCACCACTACTTGTAGGCAGTCCCATTGCCTTTGCCATAGTAGCATAATTGTCTGTATTTATTGTAACTAATTCTGTCATATTTAATTTACTCCTTTCAAAAGAACCATAGTTATATCACGATACATCTTTGGTGTCAAGCCAATTACTACCTATCTTTGCTTCTAGTAGAAGTGGCACATCAAACTGTATGCTAAACTCTAAATTAATCATATTTATCAATGACTTATTAGTGTCACGTATAATATTTAAAACAACATCTTCCTCACTTGGATGAACATCTATTACAATAGAATCATGTACAGTATTTACCACACATGACTTATGTTTGTCAAGCTCCTTTTCAATGTGAACAAGCACGAGAGGAACAATATCTGCAGTTGCAAAACTCTGAACAGGATAGTTTTTTATCTGTGTGAAGTGAGATACTGTACCATTTCTTTTTCTCTGAACATTAGGGAATGAAAACTGTCTACCTGATGGTG